GTTGGCCAACTAGGAGTTCTCGCAGGCCGAGGCGTTAACAAAGCAGCAATGGCTGCAGGTCAAGCAGGTGCTCGCTATGCCGACAGAGTCGTGCCTCAAATAATGGATCGTGGCGGCTACGGATCTGAAATCTTGCAAGGCTTAGCTCAAGGTTCAAGGTCTAACATCGTCAAGGAGCCGGGAGGTCAATGGCTCAAAGGCTCCGTTGAAGATGCGGTGAGGGGGTTGAAGGCTCCTTTACATCCGGGACGCGCCTTTGGCCATGACGCAAATGCAATAGGGCAGGCTTATGGATTGGATCCGGGTGAGGTTATTAGAAGCGCAAACCCTAGAACCGTGGCACTAAACACCTGGATCGACAAGAACCTCACCAACTACATCAAGAAAGAGATGGCCACACCAACTGACCCAGTGCGTCTCGGTATCGAGCGCCGGGTAGCCGCCGCCGATAAGACCCGTGCACTTGCTGAGAAAGAAGCTGTCAGGCAAGAGGCATGGGCTACCAAGTTACTGGCCGATGGCCCGAAACCCGGCATGGCTGCCGGCATCTTCGACAACGAAGTAGCCGCTGCAGGCCGCAGAGCAGCTCGCACCCGTGCCGCGGCGGATGATGCCTACGAGGCACAGGTTGCCGGGGCGATGCACATGAATGTGCCTGACCGACCCACCGTCGGGTCAAGGGTGGTGGCTAGCAGGATGAAAGAGGGGTTCCCACAGATGGGGGTCTCCTCGTCCAAATCAGCCCAGGAGTGGGAGAACTTGGCAGATTCTGCCGTAACCCCTTATCGGCCAGAGTACACCTCCAAGGTGCTAGCTGATAATCCATGGCTAGCAACTGTGGCCCCTGAAACAAAAGTTTTCAACGTCGATTGGGCTAACAACCGGATGAATGACTTCGGCTTCCCCCACCTCGCCGACGAGATGCGAATCGCCCTCAGCCCAAACAGTCCATTCCCACAAGACCTTCGCCTCAAGTACCTTGACCTGCCGAACCTAAGTGTGGACGCAGCGGTTGCCAAGGTAGGTCAAATCAATGCGTGGCGTGCCGCTCAGAAAGCAGAGCTAAACATGGGCAAGGCCAACAACCCAGCCACCGTGCTCTACAAAGAATACCCGGATGACCCGAGAGGGCTGCGGTGGATGGAGTTGAAGGCTCCTGAAAAGACCGGCAAAAACGTGACAGTGAACCAGACGCTTGAGGATCCTATGTTTGAGATCCCTATGGCTCAGCAAAACAGGTTCAATGAACAAGCCCACCGAGAAGCCACTCGCCAGGGAATTGTAGACGAGGATGACCTCATGGACTTTGTTACGACGAGGCAGGATGAGTTATCACAAATGTGGGCTAAAGCTAATCCAACAAAAAAACAAGCAGACGAATCAGAAAAAGCTCTCCTCGAAGCCATGCAGTACGAAGGCGACACGATGAAGCACTGCATCGCTGGTGACGAGTACTGCGAGAAGGCCCTCAGCGGCGATTACAAGTACTACAGCCTGCGCGACGCCAAGGGCGAGCCGCATGCGACGATTGAGGTGGGTAAGGGTCGGCCCATGGTTAGAAATCCTGAGCAGTTTAAGCGTTTTTCTGAGCTATCACCTGAACAACATTCGCGGTTTGAAGAGTATTCAAGACAGATGGGCAACGCTCCTGGACTTTCAAAGCTAGAGGATACCCATTTATTTAACCCTAAATCGGGTACTATTTTCCGAACGGAAGAGGTTTTTCCACTTGAGCAAATCCTCCAAATCAAAGGCAAGCTCGACAAAAAGCCCGTCGACAAGTACATCCCCTACGTCCAGGACTTTGTTCGTAGTGGCAAGTGGGGCGATGTGGGGGATTTGGAGCATACAGATTTAACATATCTAGGGCCAAAGAGCGGTTTCGGGCAAAAGGCGGCGTCAGACTTTGGTGTTGAGCCCGGCTACTTCACCGCCAAAGAATTTAATGATCTACAGAAGAAGGTCATTGACGCTCTGCCACCTGAAGGCTTCGCCGCAGGCGGTCTAGTCAGTGACAACGAGTACAACTCCGACACCGTAGACGACATTGTCTCCCAATTCAAAATTGACCAGCTAGTAGAGGAAATGTATGGCTAAGAAGAAACTACCAGTTGAGGTCATCGAGCTAGATGATGAAGACAAGCCTGGCAAAGAAGACAAGCCTGGCAAAGAAGACAAGCCTGGCAAAGAAGACAAGCGCGAACTCGTCGACATCAGCGAGCTAGACAAAGACGCCAAAGCCGGGGATGCCCGTGACACCGACGACGGCGGGGCGATGGTCTCTATGGAGGAGACGAAAGAGGCGCGCATCAACTTGAAACACTTCGAGAACATCGTCGATGACGTGGACAAGAGCATGCTAGCCACCGCTGTCAGCGACCTAGTCACCAAGATTGAGCGTGACAAGGAGGCCCGCAGCAAGCGTGACAAACTCTACGAGGAAGGTCTCCGCCGTACTGGCATGGGCGACGACGCTCCGGGAGGTGCTGCTTTCTCAGGCGCCACCAAGGTTGTGCACCCAATGCTCATCGAGGCTTGTGTCGACTTCTCCGCTCGGGCCATGAAGGAAATCTTTCCGCCCGCTGGCCCAGTCAAGAGCAAGGTCATAGGGCCACAGAACAAGGAAAAGCTCGCCAAGGCCGAACGCAAAGCCACCTACATGAACTGGCAAGCGACCGAACAGATGCCGGAGTTCCGGGGCGAACTGGAGCAACTCACCACTCAGCTGCCCCTCGGCGGTGGTCAGTACGTCAAGGTCAACTACAACAAACAGCGCAAGCGTCCTCGTCTGGAGTTTGTGCCCATTGACGATGTGCTGTTGCCCTTCGCCGCTACCAACTTCTACAGCGCTGAGCGGAAGACCCACGTCCAGTATATAACCCAGATGGAGTACGACCGCAGGGTCAAGGCGGGCATGTACGCGGACGTCGACTTGCCGTCAGCGCCAATGCCGGACTTCACCAAGGCGTCGATTGCTAACGACAAGATTGAAGGACGCAAGAGCGATTCCTACAACGAGGATGGGCTGCGTACCGTATTTGAAATCTACACTTGGTTGGAGATTGAAGACGAACTTTGCCCCTACATCCTGACGGTTGACAAGAGCACTGAGAAAGCGCTCGCCCTCTACCGCAACTGGGACGAGGATGACGAGAATTGTGATGAGCTGGAGTGGATGGTGGAGTTCGGCTTTGTGCCTTGGCGGGGAGCTTACCCCATCGGCCTGACCCACATGATTGGAGGGCTGTCTGGAGCTGCCACAGGCGCTCTGCGCGCTCTGCTGGACTCGGCACATATACAGAACGTGCCTACGATGCTGAAGCTCAAAGGCGGCCCATCTGGCCAGACCATCACCATGCAGCCCACTGAGGTTGTGGAGATAGAAGGCGGGGTCATGGTCGACGACATCCGCAAACTGGCCATGCCCATACCGTTTAACCCGCCGTCGCCTACGCTCTTCCAGTTGCTGGGATTCTGCGTTGAGGCCGGCAAGGGAGTTGTGCAGACGAGCTTTGAAAAGCTCTCCGACCAGAATGCCAACCAGCCTGTTGGCACGACGATGGCCCTAATCGAGCAGGGCATGGTGGTGTTTTCCAGCATTCATTCTCGTCTGCACTCCTCCATGGGCCGGGTGTTCAAGATCCTGGCCCGCATTAACAGTGCCTATTTGACGCCTGAAGATGTCAAGGCGCAAGGCTCGGGCCTGGAGATTGACCCTGAAGACTTCGACGACCCGATGGATGTGGTTCCGGTATCCGACCCACAGATCTTCAGCGAGACACAGCGCTTCGCCCAGATGCAAGCACTACTTCAGCGCAGCGCGCAGGTGCCGGGCATGTATGACCAGCGCAAGGTCGAGGAGATGTTCCTGCGGGCCATGAAGGTGCCGGACGACCTGTTGACGCCGAAGCCAGGCGAAGACGACGTCGACCCTGTTAGCGAGAATGTGGCGGCGACCATGCGTCAGCCCGTCTACGTCATGCCATCGCAAGACCATCTAGGTCACCTGCAAGTGCACATGGCCTTCTTACAATCGCCTTTGTTCGGTCAGAACCCGGCGATTGTCAAAACCTACTTGTACCCGATGGTCACCCACCTTAGGGACCACCTCTTGAACTATTACATGCAAGAAACCCACAAGGGTGTTAGGCTAGCAGAGGAGAAGGGTAAGATCAAGGACGACAGTACCGAGGAGCAGGTAGCTATCATCCTGCGTGCTCAAGGCTTCATTGAAAAGCAGTTCCAAGGCTTTGCCGAAGCCCTTGCCCAGCTCGACAAGCAAGCCCAGCAGTATGCCCCTCCCCCTCCTCCGATGCCGCAAGATATGTCGCTTCAGGTCGCCAAGCTCAACGCAGAGCAACGCGCCCAAGGCGATGCCCAGCGGCTTCAGGCCAGCCAACAAAGCGAGGCACAACGTCTTGGTTTTGAACAGCAGAAGTTGCAAGCCACGCAGCAAAGCGAGGCTATGCGCCTACAAGGTGCCCAGCAAGCCGCGCAGCAGAAGAGCCAACAAGACGCTGCCATGGCTCAGTTCCAAGCTCAGCAGAAAGCCCAACAAGAGGCGCAACGTGCCCAAGCAGCCTTTGAGATGGAACAGTTTAGCCAGCAGCAAGAGTCTGCCCGCAAGGTGCAAGAACTTGAAACTCGCGAACGCATGAACACCTCTGACAATGATACGGCCATGTCCATTGTGGCCAGCGAGATTGCCACTGGCGAGCGTACTAATCTCAGTACCGGAACGGGTATCAATCCGTGAGCATAGAAAACAAACTGCTAACCGCCCTCAAGACCGCTCAAGTGGACTTTGCCACAGGCGCCTTGCGTACCCCATCCAAATGCGATGCCTTTGAATACGGGCAGCGTTGTGGACACATGAATGGCCTTGAAACCGCCATCAACATTCTTATCAACTTACTAAAGGACGAACAAGACGATGACTCAAAACTCTGATAGCGCGTTAGCGGAGGCTTTCCCAGCAGCAGATGCAGGGGTGCAGCCTTTCGGTTCGCGCGTTCTTGTGCAGATTCGCAGCGCCCGGCAGAAATCAGCCGGTGGGATTATTCTGACGACAGACACTAAGGCCACTGAGAGTGACAACACTCAGACAGCCAAGGTCATATCAACAGGCGCTTTGGCCTTCCATAGCCGAAACACCCAACAGCCATGGCCCGAAGGCAGCTGGTGTGTACCTGGTGATTTTGTTCGTGTGCCCAAGTACGGTGGTGACCGTTGGGCCGTTGCCCTGCCTGAAGGCGGCGACGCAATCTTCGTGCTCTTCAATGACCTCGACCTACTTGGCCGAGTCACCGTGGATCCTCTGCAAGTAAAAGCTTTTGTCTGAAGGAGATAAAATCATGGCCACTAAACCAGATGAAGTAATGACAGGCGAAGACGATGATGCTCCCCGCACCATTGTGCCACATGAGCGTGTGGAGATAGACCTCACCCCTGAGGAGCTGAAGCTCCATGAGGCTGAGACTAAAGAAGAAACCCCTGATGAGGAAGATGCCAGGCTAGCAGAAGATGCCTCTGATGCTGAGCGTGACGCTATCCGAGCTCGACGCCGAGACGAGAAGGTTGAGCGCAAAGACCGCCGCGACAAGGCCATCACCCGAGACAAAACCGAGCTCGACTATCTGCGCAAGCAGAATGACACGCTTGAACGCCGGATGATGGGCATTGAGGCTCGAGGCCACCAAGCTGACTTGCAGCAAGTTGATGCCCGGCTAAACGCAGCCATAAACGAAGTTAACATGGCGGAGCAGGTTATTGCTAAGGCTGTCAACGCCGGTAACGGCGAGGATGTGGCCAAGGCTATGCGCTATCGCGATGAAGCTATTGCTCGTGCGCAGCAATTGAATTCAATCAAGGTGCAAGCCTCTGTCTCTCCAGCCACTCAACAGCCAACAGGGCCGGACGAGAGGGTGCTAGAACATGCCAAAGGCTTCATGAAGGACAATGCCTGGTACGACCCGCAAGGTCGTGACGAAGATTCCTCTATTGTGCTGGCCATTGACCAAGCGCTTGCCAAAGACGGGTATGACCCCAAGGCTGAGGACTATTGGATGGAGTTGCGCAAGCGGGTGGCCAGGAGATTGCCAGAAAAGGTACCGAAAGCTGAGGCCGGCGCGCGCACCCCGCGAGGAGGTCCTGAGATTGGTTCTGGCAAGGAGCACGCCCCTACTAGCACTCGCAAGGAAGTGTATCTTAGCCCGGAACGCAAGGCGGCACTAGTAGAGGCAGGGGTATGGGACGACCCTATCCTGCGCATGAAGTATGCCAAGCGCTACGCTGAATACGACCGCAACAAAGTTGCTGAGTCGCGAGCTTAAAATAAATTTTAATTTTTAATACTTTGGGACTATAATCCCACCAATCGCTGAAAGGAGCGAGAATATGTCTGACGAACGCTTAAAGAAATCCGCCGATGTTAGAGAGAGCCGTGAGGCGACTGATAGACCAGTCGTTGAGAACCGGACTGTCTCTGATGATGAGCGAGTTGAAATGTTTCGACAACAGTTTCACCAGTCTGCACTCCCCGACTTACCGAAAATCTCCGGCTGGCATTCTTGCTGGCTAACGACTTCGAACCCTAGAGATTCAATCCCTGCTCGTATGCGCCTGGGCTACCAGCCCATCAAGCCAGAAGACATTCCTGGCTGGGAAGTTACGAGCATTAAAACTGGCGAATGGGCCGGTTTTATTGGAGTGAATGAAATGATTGCGTTCAAGCTGCCGCTCGAACTCTACCAACGGTACATGCAGGAAGCTCACCACGACGCGCCTTTGCGCGAAGAGGAAAAGCTGGTAAGTTCCGCAGAGTTCATGGCACAACAAGCGCGAACGCAAGGGGCCGCGTTGATCATGGGTGACGGAAATAAGGAAATGGGAGTTGACCGGAAAGCCCGGTTTGAACTTGCTTAACTCTCTTATCAATCCAAAGGAGGACTCTTATGTCCGCAACTCTTGCAGCCTTTGGCTTTCGGCCGTCTTTCCACAACAGTGGTCAGATACGTCCAAAAGCCTACACAATCGCGACTGGTTTCGCCGCAAATATCTTTAACGGTGACCCCGTTAAATTGGTAGATGCGGGTGTTATCCAGCTCGGCACTTCTGACGGTACGCGAACCGGTACAGTCGATGGCATCTCACTGCTCGGCATCTTTGCCGGCGTTGAGTACACCGACAGCACTGGCAAGCCAACGGTTCAGAACTTCTGGCCAACGGGCACTACGGCTACAGCCATCACGGCTTATGTCTATGACGACCCTGAGACGCTGTTTAACGTACGCTACAGCAACCCAGGTACTCCTGGCTCCACAACGGTGCAAACCGCTGTTGGTGAAGAATGCGATTGGGCGCCCGCTGAAAGTGGTTCCACCTCTACCGGCCTGTCTACTACTAGCCTAACGGTTATTATGGCGACTTCCGGGCAGTTCCAGATCACCGGATTCTCCGGCGATGTGGCCGACTCACTTACTGACGCTTATGTTACTGCCATTGTTCGTATCAACGAACATCAGTACAAAGCATCAGTTAATTCCATCTAAGGAGGACCAGTACCATGGCAACCCCAATGCGTAGTACGGACTTCCGCTCCGTAGTTGAGCCCATACTCAACGAAGTGTTTGATGGTGTGTACGACCAGCGTGCAGATGAGTGGAAGCAAGTGTTCAATGAGAGTAAGGGCATCGCCCGTACTTATCATGAAGAGCCTGTGCTCTACGGCTTCGGCGCTGCGCCTGAGCTGCCTGACGGCATGGCGGTCACTTACCAAAGCGGCGGCATTTTGTTCAATCAGCGCTACGTCTACAAGGTCTACGGCCTTGCATTCGCGCTGACCAAAGTGCTCGTCGAGGACGGTGACCACATCCGCATCGGCCAGACTTATGCCAAGCACTTGGCCCAGTCGCTGATTGAGACGAAGGAAACGCTAGCCGCCAACATCCTGAATCGGGCCTTCAACGGCTCGTATACAGGCGGTGACGGCGTGTCCCTTATCTCAGCCAGCCACCCGCTTGTGTCGGGCACTTTCAGCAACCAACTGACCTCGCCTGCGGCCCTGTCGCAGACGTCGTTGGAACAGATGCTGATTCAGCTCCGCAACGCAGTGGACAACAATGGCAAGCGGATTCGGCTAACGCCGAAGAAGATTGTGACAGGCCCGGCCAATGTGTTCCAAGCCGAACTGCTCATCAACAACCAGTATCGTGTCAGCTCAGCTGACCGTGACATGAACCCCGTCAAATCGATGGGCCTTCTGTCCGGTGGCCAAGCCAACATGAGCCGGATGACTTCTACAACCGCCTGGTTCGTCCAGACGGATGCTCAAGAAGGCATGAAGTGTTTGATGCGCCGGGCGCTGGACAAGAGCATGGAAGGTGACTTTGAAACCGACTCCATGCGCTACAAAGCAACCGAGCGTTACGCGCTGGGTTGGACAGATCCTCGCGCTCTGTTCGGTACTGCTGGCGTCTAAGAAGGCGTCAACTGAAACCCCCTGCTCAAAAGGCAGGGGGTTTTGTTGGACATCTTTAACCCCCTCGCGCAGCAGACGGCCCTGTCCTGGCCGACGACATGCAGACGGTTGCGCGAATCTTGCATGTAAGGAACTTTTATCATGGCTTCAACTACCTTCACAGGCCCAGTCACCTCCACCGCGGGGTTCATAGGCGCTGTTACTGGCAACGTCACAGGCAACATCGCCAACCCAGTAATCACCCACACGCCAACGGCTATCAACGCTACGGAGACAGCTACAGCAGCTCAAGTCGCTACCGGCTATATCAAATCTACGTCTGCTGCGGGCACTACCATCACGCTGCCTACTGGCACGTTGCTGGGCGCGGCTCTTGGCGCGGTGCAGGGATCTGTGTTCAACCTAGTTATCGACAACACGGCAGGCGCCAGCACTGTGACCATCGCAGTCGCGGTAAACGGTATTCTGTCTGCGCTCGCTGCGGCTGAGGCTGGCGGCGCGGGCCTTTTGACAGTCCCTTCTGGTGCTACAGGCCAAGCACAATTCACCCTGATGTTCTCCAGCGCTACGGCCTACACCTTCACACGCACAGCGTAAGGAGTACCACAATGTACGCAGATAAACTCGGCTACAAGCAGGTCGACAACGCCACTGCCATTATCAAGACCGGCCCGGCCGGCTTCTTTGGGCTTAGTGTTGTCGGCACCGGCGACGTAGCGGTGTACGATGGACTTAGTGCCAGTGGTACACTGCTCTACACCAAGACGGCCGCAGCAGTGGCGCTAACAGTAGACTTTGGTGGCAACGGCATCAGCTGCGCCTCAGGGCTTACTGTGGTTACCACAGGCGTCATCAACATTCTTTACACTTAAGGGGAGCGTCATGGGTGCAACACTTAGATACGTGAAAGAGTTTGAGTTCCCTTCCTACGGTAAGGTGAACGTGAAGGGGTATTCTCGTGGCGGTCCGGTTAAGAAGGCTGACGGAGGCTCTGTTAATCCCTCAGACAACGAGCGAAAAAGGCTAATCGAAAAGCAACTTGGCATCAATCCCTCAGACAACGAGCGAAAAAGGCTAATGAAAAATCGATTTGGCATCAATCCCTCAGACAACGAGAGACAAATGCTACAAGCGGAGGCTGATGAAAAAGCGCAAAGATCTTCCACCCCTGACTTGGATGCTATGCGCAAGCGCTTTGGCGCTAATATCTCGGACAAAGAGGCAGAAATGCTGCAAGAGGCGATGGATGAAAAGGCGCGCTCTAAAATCAAAGAGATGGGCTATGCAAGAGGCGGCGCAGTTAAGAAGGGCAAAGACGACTCCGCAAGCTGCCCCGTGCACATGGCAGGTATGAGCATGAAAGCCCGAGGCGGTGTGCCGGTCTCCAGCGGCGCTCCGCTGATAGCCATGAAGAGTGGCGGCAAAGCTATGTTCGCCGGCGGTATGGTGAAAACCAAGAAGTAATATATAATCATCGTCACCGAGGCGGGCTGCAATTAGCCGTGCCATCTGACTATCCACTCAAGGATTAGAGCATGACAGTTTCGGGCACAGTCAGTACGACGGTTTTCAACACCAACAGGGTAGTGGACACTGCCTTTCGGCGTTGTCGTTTGCCTGCGCAGGCCATAACGTCTGAGATGCAGCAGTACGCCCGGGACGCCCTCTACCTCTGGCTTTCCCAACTCGCCAACTCCCGTCCTCCTTCTTGGTGCATTGAACGCCTCGTGCTACCGATGTATGCCGGCCAGCCGGCGGTTACGCTGCCTATTGGTACGGTAGATGTGCTAAACCTCAATTACCGCGTGCTGCAGGCCCTCGAGCCCGTAGTGGTAACTACCACCTCTAGCTACACCGCAGACTTCACTGACGAGGCGCCGGTGGTATCTGTAGGAGTTAAGTGGCTGGCTACTTCTCCAGCCCTAACTTTCTCAGTGTCTGACGACAATATAGCCTGGACAGTAGTTGGCACTCAAGCGGCGGGAACGTTGGCCGGTGAGTGGTCATGGACTGATATCTCTCAGGTTAATGCTTACCGATACTTCCGCGTAGTCGCCGCAACCCCCATCAGCTACAGTGAGTTGATACTGGGCAATATGCCCCAAGAGATACCGATGGGACTGCTTAACAGGGACAGCTTCACCGCTCAGAGCAACAAGACCATGCAGTCCCGGCCTGTGACTTACTGGTACCAGCGTGACCGTGTCAATCCTATTTTAAATCTCTGGCCTGCGCCTAACCCTGCCGCTGAGGGCCATCAGCTCATCGTCTGGCGTCACAGGCATATCATGGATGTGGGCACGTTGCAGCAAGAAATTGAAGTGCCACAGCACTGGATGGAGGCGCTGGTTGCGGGCCTAGCTGACAGGCTAGCTCAGGAGACGCCTGCGGTTGACGCGGCCTTGATGCCTCTGCTTGCCCAGCGCGGCGCGATGGCGCTGCAAGATGCGTGGACAGGCGACGGAGACGGTTCACCAACATATTATCAGCCGCAGATATCTGCGTATACGGCATGAGCCTCTACCTCGACACCACTGGCAATAGCACATACGGCATAGCGCTCTGCGCCAGGTGTTCGCGCAAGTACCCGATGGGTGAGTTGTATTCAGACCCTAACTCCCCTGCTTTGATGGTATGCAAGGAAGACTTGGATGTGCTAGACCCCTATCGCCTGGCTGCACGCACTGGTGAAAACATCGTGCTGCCTTTTGTGCGGCCTGATACTAATATCGCTACAAACCCTTCTGGCTTGATGACGCAAGACGATGACAGCTTCATCACAACCGACGACGGTGAAGGATACATCGTACCATGAGCATCCCTAGCAACAGCATACCCACCAAGCTTCTGCAACTGCCGGAAGACCCTGCACCATCTACCACCGGGTATTTGATGTATTCTCGGGGCGGGGTGACCTACAAAGTCCTGACATCAGATTTGATAACTGCTGCCGGCACAATTCCGTCGAGTCGGCAGATCATAGCCGGTACAGGCATGACGGGTGGCGGTGACCTATCGGCCAATCGCACTCTAAGCATCGCTGCAGGAGGAGTAGGGCCAACCCAACTTGCATCTACCGGGGTTACTCCTGGAGTATACGGCAGCGCAAGCAACGTGCCACAGGTCACTGTGGATGCTCAGGGTCGGGTTACGTCTGCCAGCAACATACCTTTCTCCGTTACAGGCTTCGTGCCCGACTCCCGGCAAGTGATTGCAGGCACCGGCTTGACAGGCGGAGGCACTTTATCCGCTGACCGAACCTTCTATGTTGACTTGGCCACCGCCATGCCCTTGTCAGTCAATGACACTGGGGTAGTTGGTGTTAGTTCCAAATCGGCGCGTCAAGATCACAGACACCCTGCCATTGAACTGGCGGATGACACTCAGGTCAATGGCCTGCTTGGGCTGGATAGCGGTGGTACGGCGAAAAGTTTAGTGGCTGCTGCAGGCGCTCCAATCTACTCCGGGGCCGATGGACTCTATGTCGGCACTGCGGGTCTTGTAGGGCAAGTTGTGGTATCCGGCGGAGCAGGGGCGCCCACATGGGATAATGTGGCGCTGATTGGTGCCCAAAGTGCTAATGTTTTCTACGCAGGGCCATCAACCGGGCCCGCAGCGCCTGTAAGCTTCCGAACTGTAGTTGCAGCTGACATACCTACCCTTAACCAGGATAGCTCTGGAAGCGCAGGATCGCTGAAGTCTACTGCTACTACAGGCAAGCTGACGGTAACTGGCCCAGGAGCCGCTGCGACGCGTGCAATGACCGTACCGGATGCGGACTTTACAGTCGCTACGGGCGGAGGTGTTATAACAGGCACCTCTAGCGGCACCAACACGGGCGACAATCCAGGCGTCACCTCTGTCACGGGAACCGCACCTATAGCTTCTAGTGGCGGCAACACCCCGGCTATTAGCTTGAACGACACGGCAGTCACGCCGGGCAGCTGGGGTTCTGCTACCGCGTCGGCGCAAATCACGCTCAACGCCAAAGGGCTTGCAACGGCGGCATCTAACGTCACCATCACCCCGGCAGTTGGCAGCATCACAGGGTTAGGGACTAATGTGGCAACAGCGCTTGGTGTTGCGATAGGCTCTGCGGGCGCACCTGTATTGTTCAACGGCGTGGGTGGAACTCCGTCTTCTTTCACTTTAACTAATGCTACCGGGCAAATTGTGGCCGGAATTTCAGGAGGAACCTTTTAATGGCTGCAACAAATTTCACGCCCATAATTTTATATAACACTGCCACTGCGGCTCTAGAGCCATCAGCGGTTAATTTAGATGATGGCGAATTGGCACTTAATCGACTCGACGAGAAGCTTTACTTCAAGAACTCCGCCGGTACGGTCAAACTCCTCGCCCACTCTGCGGCAGCTACAGGCACGGTATCGTCAGTGTCGGTTGTAACCGCGAACGGACTTTCGGGTTCGGTAGCTACTGCCACTACTACCCCTGCAATTACGCTGACTGTGGGGGCTATCAATCTAGCTACAGCAACAGCTTACCCCGGCACATCTGCTCTTGTCACAGTCGGCGCACTAAACGCAGGCAGCATCACCAGCGGCTTCGGCTCGATTGATATTGGAGGGGATGCGCTGACTGCGGGGGCTGTGACGGCTACTACGGTTACGGCTAGTGGTGCGGCAACAGTGGGCGCAGGCCTAGCAGTCACAGGCACAGTAACCTCCACAACCGACGCAACCCTATCAGGCGTGCGAGTAGGAAAAGGCGCTGGAGAAATAGCGTCTAACACAGCTAGCGGCGCAGCCGCACTTCAAAACAACACCACAGGCTACGACAACACAGCTAGCGGGTTTCAGGCACTTTACTTCAACACCACAGGCAACAGTAATACAGCTAGCGGACGAAACGCACTTCAGAGCAACACCACAGGCTACGACAACACAGCTAGCGGGAGCGACGCACTCTATAGCAACACCACAGGCAACGACAACACAGCTACCGGGTTTCAGGCACTTTACTTCAACACCACAGGCAACAGTAATACAGCTAGCGGGATGAACGCACTCCTGTACAACACTACTGGCAGCACCAACACGGCTAGCGGGGTGAACGCACTCCTGAGCAACACCACAGGCAGCAGCAACACAGCTAGCGGGCAGAGCGCACTCCTAAACAATACCACAGGCAACTACAACACAGCCAGCGGGATTAACGCACTCCTGAGCAACACCACAGGCAACGAGAATACAGCTAGCGGGGTAAACGCACTCTTTAGCAACACCACAGGCACTCAAAACACAGCTAGCGGGGTGAACACACTCTACTACAACACAACAGGTAGCGGAAACACAGCCAGCGGGCATAGCGCACTCTACAACAACACCACAGGCGGCAGCAATACAGCTAGCGGCGTAAGCGCACTCCAAGCTAACACCACAGGCACTCAAAACACAGCTATCGGGTTAAACGCACTCCTCAGCAATACCACAGGCAACTACAACACAGCTAGCGGGGTGAACGCACTCTATAGCAACACCACAGGCACTAACAACACAGCTAGCGGGGTAAACGCACTCCAGAACAACACCACAGGCATTCAAAACACAGCTAGCGGGGTAAGCGCACTTCAGAACAACACCACAGGCAACAACAACACAGCTAGTGGGTATCAAGCACGACTTGGTTCAGCTGCTGCAAGTTCAAGCACGGTAGCTGTGGGTTATCGAGCTATGTATTTACTTAGCGCAACTACTGCTGATGCCACAGGTTCGGTAGCTGTGGGGGCTAACGCCCTAGCAGCCACCCAATCAACCGTAGCAAATTTGTCGGGTAACACAGCGGTTGGGCGTAGTGCGCTTGAAATTTCCTCCAACACAGTCGGCGCAGTTTCGGATAACGTGGCAATTGGCGATAGCGCCCTAGCTTCTAACTCTGCTACAACTAGTACTATTCAATTTAACGTCGCAGTCGGTAAAGAGGCGTTGACGGTAAACATAGCTTCAAACAACACAGCAGTAGGCTACCGATCACTTTTTGCCAACACCACAGGCAGCGACAACACAGCTAGCGGGTACTTCGCACTCCTGTACAACACCACAGGCATTCAAAACACAGCTAGCGGCGTAAGCGCACTCCAGAACAACACCACAGGTGCCAACAACACAGCTAGCGGGCTGAACGCCCTTGCTAACAACACCACAGCCAGCAACAACACAGCCATCGGGAATTCCGCACTCTACTCCAACACCACAGGCAGCGGAAACACAGCGCTCAACCCATTAAATTCAGCAGGCAGTTACGCCCCCGTCTTTAACCCGACCACTCAAAATAATCGGTTCTGCATGGGGTCTACGGCTGTCACGGATGCCTACATTCAGGTGGCTTGGACAGTGGTTTCAGATGCTCGGGACAAGACCAACTTTGCGCCTGTACCGCACGGCTTGGAGTTTGTTAAAGCGTTGCAACCCACGGCGTACCAATTCCGCACTGCACGGGACTCTGAGGAAACCAATGGCCGCGTGCGTTACGGCTTTAAAGCTCAAGACGTGCTGGCGCTTGAGGGTTCTAACCCTGTCATCGTTGACAACGAAGACGAAAACAAACTGCGGATGATTGATACCGCTCTGATTCCTGTTTTGGTCAAGGCTATCCAAGAGCAACAAGCCCTTATTGAATCTCTCACAACCCGCCTCACGGCATTAGAAAGTAACCCATGATTATTGAAACCACACCTGAGCAAATCGCAAAGCACTACTCCGCAGCTATGGACAGTGTGAACCTAATTAACGCACTGAAAGCAAAACCTGTTTTGGATGTTGAAGAGACAGGCACAATGGCCCGCAACCAAGAACATCTGGTCATTATGCTAGCTAAGGACTATTGGACGGATGAAGACCTAACACCCTTGCAAAACGCCGCTGACTGAGGCAACCCCATGATCGCCATCGACAAACAAGCCCACTTCCTCGGCGGGATAAGTCTAGCAGCCCTAGCCATGCCCTTCGGTATCTGGTACGCCATAGCAGCTCCTATCATTGGTGGTGCAGCAAAGGAGGCATACGACAGCACTGGCAGGGGCAACGTGGAGCTTGCTGACTTCCTCTACACCGTAGCTGGTGGTGCGGTGTTTGTTGGGTGGATACTGCTTTTGAAATAACGACGCTGCGGACGTAGCGCGAGTAACAACGATTGGACTACCATGACCGCAGAAGAACGTGCAGAACTTGTCGCTGACATTATCTCAGCCATCCACGCAGCCACGCCTCCGATCACAGAGGATGAAACACGCTGGGTACGGCAGGCCATACAGCTACAGTGCGACCGGGCCAAGTTCCGCAAGGCTATCATCGAAAAGACACTTGCAGGCTTGATTTGGGCGGCACTTGCAGGACTGGGATATATGTTTATCGACTGGGCAACGTTGCACGGACTTAGGAAATGGTCATAAGTGGCTACGCTACGCACCACCCAGTCCGAATTCGCTGCGCTGATACCGAGCCTGATAAACAAGGCGCTGGAGCTAGGGTACGAGGTTACCTTGGGCGACGCTTATCGTGATCCAAGGGTGCATGGTGCACTGGGCGTGAAGATGGGGTATGGGCACTCCAG